ACGCTGCTGATAAAGAGCGCCGAGTTATTGAGATGTTGCTGCGTTACGACGTGGAAGTATACAAGATTGATGTTTCAGGGTTTGAAGACGTAGGCACAATGCCAAAAGATGTATTTGACGAAAGAAAGAGAAATGCATCTTTTATCGACAGAGACAACTATTTATTGCTAGATTTATTATCAGCAGTATAGGAGAACGTTTTGCAGATTACTGAATCACAATTAAGACAGATTATTAGAGAAGAGGTTGACTCGGCGCTCGATGAAAACGCACGAAAGGCAATTGCCACCGCGGGACTGGGCCTTAGTCTCGGAGCTTCTACTCCGTCTTATGCCGATTACACAGACACATCTTCTCAGGATCAAACAACACAGCAAGTAGATAAAGCGCAAGATGCATCTCAGTTAGTGAAAAATGATGACGGCACTTTTAGTCTTACAATCGAATTACCTGATAATGTAAAAAATTTACCGTCAAGCATGAAGCTTCCATTTGGGCGAAACCTTGTTCGTGGTGCTTTTGCACAAGAAATGGCCGGGATTAACGGGGTTGTTAATGTAGATGTTACAGGGAAAGCTACAGTTTCCGGCGATACGGCAACGTTTACGGGTAATATTATTAAATGATTATAGCAGAATCACAATTAAAACAGCTTGTCTACGAAGAGGTAATGCTCCGCGTCATTGATGATTTGATTGATGAAGAGTTATTTAGGTTCTGTCTTGAAAATAGTTTGCTTAAAGAATCTGAGATAGATGATATTAAAGATGAGTGGAACAAGAGTCAAAGCTTTCGCCAAAAAGTGAGAAACGCAATTGAAGGTTTCGACGCTTTACCGACAAAACAAAGAATACTTGGACTTGTAGCAATGGGCATTCTTGGTGCTGGTGGCGCACAATTTGTTGGTGATTATGCCGAAAAATCGCAAGCTAGCGCCATTGCTAAACAACTTCGAACGAAAGCAAAAGATGCAAAAGCGAAATACAGCGCTAGTGTGGAAGATCTATCAAACTTTAGAGACGCCGCCCGAGCGAAAGCCGAGGCGCCTCCTCTTAGGGCAACTGATTCCGCTGGTATTAATTTAGCTAAAGATAACTTCGCCAAGATTGGTATGATCGAAGCGCCAATTATTGCGGGTCAAGCAATAGGGCTGCAAACCGGAACGCAAAAGTTTCTCTATGTACCGGCAGACCGGATTCCTGACAACGAAGTGCTACCCTTTGTTGGTATGTCAAAAGCTGATTGGGAAGATGTTGTACGCACATGGTTGCAAGATCAAGGTGGGCAAGAGAGACTTAAAAAATGGGTTGGTGTCGGCGGCTCCACAGCTACGTCTGCCTTTTGGGAATATTCTTCACCCGGCGGATATGTGCTAGCTGACGATCCCGAGAAAGAAGGTGCACCCGGTATGTGGCTCCCACCTGAGTGGTCTGTTGCATACGACGTATTACAGAAGAATGTTTCAAGAGCCGGTAATTATGAAGTCCCAGATATGCTTACTCTTCCAACTGGACAACCCGGCGAATGGTTAAAAGAAATCATAAGAAAAAGCTTGCATAATATTTTAGATGTGTTATAATAAGTTATAGCTTGGGAGGGCTTTATTATGATTCGTATTATTAACTTTCTTTGTAAGACAACAATTGAAGCAACAATTCTGTTCGTTTCTTTCTATGGAGCACTTTTCTTGTTTGAAGCAATTTAACTAACGGAGGAATAGTGAAGTTTGCACATATAAGTGATACACATATTAAGAATTTAAAGTATCACTACGAATACCGGATTGTTTTCGACCAATTATATGATGAGTTACGAAAACAAGAGGTAGATTACATCATACATTGCGGAGATATCGCACATACAAAAACTCAAATATCACCTGAGTTTGTTGAAATGTGTTCTGATTTCTTTCGTAATCTAGCGGCCATCGCGCCCACATATATTATTCTTGGAAATCATGACGGTAACCTTAAGAACAGCAGTCGTCAGGATGCGCTCACACCGATTGTAGAGGCGCTTGATATGCAGGATTTACATTTACTAAAAGACTCTGGCGAAACCCACATTGATGATAAGTTTTGCCTTAATGTGCTTTCAGTTTTTGATAGAGACAATTGGATAAAACCAACGGACGATAGCAAGATCAATATTGCATTGTACCACGGCTCTATCTCTAACTGTAAGACAGACACCAACTGGACAATGGCCCACGGCGAAGACGACATTAACATCTTCAGTGACTTTGATTTTTCAATGCTTGGTGACATCCATCGCCGTCAATTTTTGGATGAAGATGGACGCGTTTGGTACGCCGGCTCTACTATTCAACAGAATCATGGCGAAACAAACGATAAGGGCATATTGATTTGGGACATTCAAGATAAAGACAATTGGGATATTGAGCCAATCGTTTTCAAAAATCCTCGGCCTTTCATGACCATTGTGTTAACCAGAAAAGGTCGCATGCCCAAAAACATTGAGGTACCGGAATCTGCACGCCTTCGATTGGTAAGCAATAACAACCTGCCTCTAAATGTAATGAAGCGCGCTGTTGACATTGCAAAACATAGATTTAAGCCGGAAAGCATTTCGTTCTTGAACAGAGCCTCCGGAGAGCGTGGAAATGTCGAAGATTTAACGAATTCTATCAACGATGAAAACCTGCGTGACATCAATGTACAAGAACAATTTATTAAGGAATATTTAACTGATTATGAAACTAGTGATGAGATGCTTGAGAGAGTTTACGAACTGAACAGAAAATATAACAAAATTATTGAAGATAGTGAAGAAATCTCCAGAAATGTGAACTGGAAATTGATAAATTTTGAATTCGATAACTTATTTAATTATGGAGAAAATAACAATGTTAACTTTGATGAATTGGGGGGGATTGTCGGTATTTTCGGCAAAAACTTTTCTGGGAAGAGTTCTATTGTGGACGGTGTGCTTTGGACTCTTTTTAACTCAACCTCGAAAAATGAGCGCAAGAATCTCAATGTTATTAACCAGAATAAGGACTCTTGCCGCGGCAAACTAACAATTGCTGTTGGCAATAAAACTTATACTGTTGAGAGGACAGCGCAGAAATATATTAAAAGATTGAAAGGTGAAGAAACTTTAGAGGCTAAAACCGATCTAAACTTTGAGGTATATGATATGGCCACGGATGTAGTGACATCCCTCAATGGGCTTACAAGAAACCACACAGATGCAAACATTAGAAAGCATTTTGGAACAATGGAGGACTTCTCGGTATCTTCGTTAGCATCGCAACACGGTGCTCTTTCGTTTATTGATGAAGGTTCGACACGACGTAAAGAAATCATAGCTAAGTTCTTGGATTTAGAGATTTTTGACAAAAAGTTTAAACTGTCAAAAGACGACTCTGTTGACACTAAAGTAATTCTTAAAAAGCTTGAAGGACGAAATTATGATGAGGAGATTTTAGAATTAAAAGAAGAACTTAGTGGTGCACGAAAATCTGTTGAACACCATGAATCGCTCCACGTTTCTTATAACAAGTCTCTGGAGAAGTCTGAGTTTGCTATGGCTGAGATTGTGAAATCAATTTCTGAGATACCTACCGAAGCCATTGATATTCTTGATGTTAGAAGAGAATTGCAACAAAGCCAAAAACAAATTAATGTATTGTCCAATAAGGTTATAGAAGAAGCTAGTTTGTTAGACAACGAAAAAAACAGGCTAATAAAAATCAACAAACTCTTGGGACAATTAGATTACGACTCATTATTGACACAGCAGAAAGAAATTAGAGAAGCGGAAACAGAGCTATCCAATTTAACTGTTGTGTTTGATAATGCAATAGCAAAGGAAAAGCTATTAGATGACATTCCTTGCGGCACCCAATTCCAAACTTGTAAGTTTATTAAAGATGCACATGTTGCGGTGTCAACATTGCCGGAAATAAAGGGACAAATTCACGAATTTGAGGGCAAACTGGCCCATCTTTCGCCGGCTATTGTTAGAGATCATATCGAAAAGTATACAAAATTAAATAGCAAGAAACAAGAAACAGAAGTATATATCAGAGACCTCAAGCTTTCTATTGAAAGAAACAACAGTGCCTTAGATAGACTCAATAATTCTGTATTCGAATTAAGAAATAAAGAATTAATATACGAAGGTAACAAAGAAACGATCGAGAATCTTGAGAAGCTATTAAAGGAAAAAACTGAGTATGAAAAAGGCATTGCCAAGTATAAAACAAAAATTGAAGACAATAGAGAACAAACGCTTGATCTTTATAAACATGTTGGATCATATGAACAACAACTCAAAAACCTCAAAGAACAACAATCAGAACACAGTGAACTAAGAAAAGATTTTGCAGCCTATGATTTGTTTATGCGCTGCATGCATTCAAACGGCATTGCTTACGATATTATTAAAAAGAAGATTCCGGTCATCAATGGCGAGATCGCAAAAGTTTTAGCTAATATTGTTGATTTTGAAGTTTTCTTTGAAACTTCCGGTAATAAGTTTGACATTTTTATCAAACATCCACAGTATGATGAGCGCCCAATTGAGATGGCATCCGGAGCAGAAAAAACAATGGCCGCGATGGCAATTCGCTTGGCACTGTTATCTGTATCATCGTTGCCTAAATCTGATTTATTTATCCTTGACGAACCCGGCACTGCATTAGACGAAGAAAATATGGAAGGTTTTATTCGTATTTTGGAACTAATTAAAGTGTATTTTAAGAACGTTTTGTTGATCTCACACCTTGATTCGCTCAAAGATTGTGTTGATATGCAAATTGTCATTGAAAAGAAAACAGGATTCGCAAGGGTTAATCAGTAATGAAGATAACAAAAACACAGCTGAAACAAATTGTTGAAGAAGAAACTCAAATAGCCTTGAATGAAGGTGAGGTCGAAGAATCTCTTGACATGTTCCAATCGTACGCAGCCTCCCAAGGCCCGATGGCGGAATTTTTTGTGACGTTGGCGGCAGGTTCTCTCGCTACGATCTTCTTGCTTTCTGGCTCAATGGCATTGGGGCTGTTTGCTAAATTTCTTATTAATGAATTTGGACAAGCCGGACAAAAGGCAGTAGAGGCAATTAAAAACAAAGATGAGAAAGGCTGGGAAGCCGCACAGAAACAATTTAACATGGAAGACAGTATTAAGGAGAGCGCTAACATGAAAATCACAAAAGATCAAATCGAACAAATTATCGCTGAAGAGTCAGAACAATTACTCAGGGAGGGTTTCTTTTTAGATTTACTCGACTTCGTTCTCGCTGATAAGCCCGCAAGAGAAGCTAGACAACAAAGAAAACAGATTATCGCAACTTGGAACGACGAAGAACTTCAAAAATGGACGGATGAAGAATGGCCAAAAATTCTGAAGCAAATTAAAGGTCGCGCCCCACGCGATCAACGAAAGATAATTGCCAAGGCTATGGATGAATTTAGTATTGAGAATACATATGCCGGTTTCCACGATCAGGCCGATGTCCTCTCGACATCGCGACAAAAACGCCGCGAAGATGAGAAGGATCAAGCCGCGGCCAAAAGGCAAAGTTACGAACAAGGGCTTCGGGGTGATAAAGAATTTGCATCTCGCGACCCCGGAAAAACAAAGGAGTATAACCGCATGGTAAGAAAAGCAACAAGAAGAATTGAATTAGGACAAGGCACTCCACAAGACGACGATTTAGTGGCGTTGGGACCTATTGATGAGCAGCAACTTGAACATTTCATCAGAGAAGAACTAGAAGCTGTGATGAATGAGAAGTTTAAGATGCCCCCCGAGCTGGTTAAAAAGTGTCAAAAACTGGCCAGCGATATCAAAATGAATGCAGGTATATCACAGGATCTGTATGACGGTTCGCTTGGCGGAAAGTACAACTCCGCCGAAATCGGCTACGCCATGATGTATCGAAATTTCATGGAAGAAGCCCAAAAAGTATACAAACAAATGGAGTGCGACAACGTCCTGAGTCGCGGTGTGAACGAAGAGTTATACCCAGCACAAGACGGAGAGATTTTAGAGGAAAACTTGGGCGCTGTGGTAAAGGGGGCTGCTTTGGCTTTTCTCACAATGGCTGGCGTTGCCAACATGACGGCACCTGAAATCGCAAAGAGCGCCGGCGCAGCTACTGCGCAAATGCAACAGGCCGGCGGCAATTCAGCAGCCCAAGCGTATGCTATAGAGCTACTTCAAGGTGTTGCGGCTGCTGAGCGAGAGAAGAAATTAGCAGCAGGCGCCGTTGATTTAACAGCTAAAAAATTACAAACTGTCGTTGGTTCTGACGCAGACGTCCTCGCCGCGTTGAAGGCGCCTTCAACCCCTGAGCCTAAAAGCAAAGGGAGTGTTTCAGTTGGACCCGGAATGACAGCGGTGCAATTTAAAGAATCTAAAAAGGTATAAACAATGTCAGACGAAAACGATAAAAACGAATTTGATTTTCTGCCTCCCGCAGAGCCCCCGCCCGCATTTGTGCAGGAAAAGGACAGCTACCACGAACAAGTGGACGCCGAAGATTTCGGCATGGTTGAAGATTTTGGTCTCCAGATGGAATACTCTGATGAAGACCTGCTTCCCGAAAACACAGCACCCTCTTCGTTAAACATCGGCATTGTTGGGGTTGGCGGTGGAGGCAATAAAATGGCCAACGCTTTTATTGAGCTTGGTTTCAACAAAACACTGCTTGTTAATACAACAGGCAAAGACATTCCAAAGAATGTCGAAGAGGATCACGTTGTCCTTATTCCCGATTCTGATGGAATCGGCAAAAACGTAGACTATGGAAAAGAGGTATTAAGTCAAAATGGTGCAATTATTGAAGATGCTTTGCGCATCAAACTCGGTAAAGTGGATTGGTTACTCGTCCTTGCTGGCGGTGGTGGTGGCACCGGTAGTTCTGTTACCGCTCTCCACCCTGTGTTTGAGCGTTACATGCGCTCTGTGCAGTCAAGTGGTAAGGTCGTTTATATAGTTTCATGGCCGACAGCACAAGAAAATCTCAACCCAACAATCGCTCGTAATGCGTTGACGCTGGCAAATGATGTCACAAAGCATCCGCATATCATTCTTGATAACGAACGAGCAACACGCTTACTTCGCGGCAGAATCGGCATGCTTGGCATGTATCCTGTTGCCAACACACAATTTGCTAAGTCATTAGCCCAAGTGTTAAAACTCTCCACTGAGGATTCACCGATCCAATCTTTTGATAGCAAAGATTTGGAAACATGTTTGGGCAATGACGGTCGCGCCTTCTTGGGCTCGACTATGATAAAGGACCCAAATACTGCAAAGCTTGGATCGGTGATCCTTCACAACTGCATGAATCGTTCTGCATGTCCTCCGCCGAAAGGCAAGGCAGCAGCAGGCTCGTTAGTGCTGGTTGTGTCAGAAGAGATGGTGGCTGACCCTAAAGTCAGCAAGAATATTGAGTCGGCAATTGCTTATGTCGGCGGTAGATGTGAAACACTTTTTTCTGGCGTTTACGTCCGAAAGAATGTGCCCGGTCTGATTGCGATACTAAGTATGAATGGATTAGCAACGTGAAGAAACTATTTGAAAATTGGCGAAAGCATCTAAACGAAGCAACTGACATTGACATATCTGTCGATCCGCCAGTTATTACCACAGTCGATACTCCAGAACCTTCTGGTGTTGGCGGAAGTCCAACTAAACTTGCATTTTTTATTCTTGCCCGGGCCGGCTCTAGTGCAACCATGCAAGATGGCAAAAGTTACAAAGCTGGGTACAAATCAAAATTAGAACGTATGGTAGAACCAAACACAAAATTAACAGCGGATCAAATTCCTGCTGGCGCATATGTTATGGTTAATTTTGGAAACGATGAACAAAGAAGATATGATAAAAACACTGGACCTGAAGGTGAGGAATTTTAATACTAAGTATGAACGGATTAGCAACATGAAGATTACAAAGCAACAACTTAAAGATATTATTAAAGAAGAGGTCGAAACCACAATTGACGAAGGCGCTACGCTGAAGATTCCAGTCGAAAAATACGATGTTTTCAAAAGAAAAATTGAACAGTGGGGCATGCTGTTTAACAAATTTACTGGATATACAGCAGATTTGAATCGTCCTGACTTTGATCGAAAAACTGAGGGTCGCAGAATAATCAGAATGGCTAACAAGCTTGAAAGCGAATTTAGAAAGATTATGAAAGAATTTGATTTTGACGCCAAGGTTTATGATGATGAGCGTTTTGCGCAGCGCCAGAAATTGGACCGCTTTGATGGAGACAACGAATTCTTTTTAGAAGAAGAAATTGAGACAGTGATGAAAGAATCTCCACAAATTCTGAACGAAATTCAGATTGGACCCGTTCTCTCCGGTATAACCAGACAGGGTGGAAGACGCTTAAAGGCAATCGAGCTTACTGAGCAATATTTTCTTGAATTGAGTAAACTTGGCTTAGCCGAAGATTCCCTCAAACTTATAACCGATTTTATGAGGGATCTCGATAACGCGAAAAAAGTACTTAACCAGCAGCAACAAGTATGAATGGATTAGCAACATAGGAGATCCAAAATGAAAATTACAAAATCACAACTTAAACAAATTATCAAGGAAGAGCTTGAAGCATCTGAAGAATTGCTTAACGCTTTGCGGACATTGACCACCAAGATTGATGACTTGGACGTCAGTGTGGATTATTTAGCTGCCGCAATGACTGGTGATGATGCGTTGTCAGTCGGCGCCGCCCAGCGCGGATTAGGACGAGCCGCAAAAGCACCATCAGTAAAGGTACAGAAAGAAAACCAAATCGATGAAATGGCTGGACCGCCACACGAAACTCAGTTAAGGCGCTCATTGATCAATTATGTCAATAAAATGCCTCAAGTTCCGGGCGATTCGGGCGCCCCACCCGCAGATAGAATAGTGGTTTCCCTTTGGGATACAATGATGAGTTCTCTTGGGCGTGTTATGCCTGAGTTCAGAAACCCGACAAATCAAAAACAAATGCTTAGAAGTTTGTGGCAAAGAAAACAGGGCCGCGGCGGTGAAGAATCCGACGCCGATGCACCTGCGCCTGATATAGAATTGCCAGATGTATCTCCTCCGCAAGAGCTTGAATAACAGCATGCCTTACAAACGAGTCGGCAAGTGCGTATACAAGAAAAAACCTGACGGCTCCAGCGGCAAAAAAAAGGGTTGTTCAAGCAGTGTTGAGAAAGCTAAAAAATATCTGAAAAAACTTTATTCTGTTGAAGAAATTATAAAAGATGAATTAAGCAAAGTATTAGGAGAAATTGATGAAACTTCCAATAATGTATGAAAACAGCAGAGTGCCCGTTTTGCTTTCGAAAATTGTTCCCATTGATGTTGGTGCGTGTTCTTTTGCTTTTTGGGTTTGGTCTCGCGGCGAAATGAGCGAAAGAACCAAAAGACACGAAACTATACATTACCTCCAGCAAAGAGAGCTGTTGATGATTGTTCAGTGGACTCTTTATGGAGTCTTCCATATTGTCGGCTTAATTAAATATAGAGATGGGCAAACTGCTTATTACGAAAACCCTTTCGAACGCGAAGCATATGCCAATGATGAAAATCCAAACTATTTAAAAGAGCGCAAACCTTATGCGTGGATTAATTATTTGAGAGGTGATAAATGATGGCAAAGGCAACAGCGTTTCTAGACACATGGTTGGCAAAGCTAACATCAAGAAAGTTGATGGTCTGGTTAACAGCCACTGGACTTACGCTAGCTGGACACGTAACGAGCGAAGATTGGGTGATAATATCGGCTATTTATATTGGCGGACAAACAGTTATTGATGGTATAGCTAGACTAAGAGGCTATAATGATTAAAGCAAAAATTATTGATTTTGCTCTTAAAAATTGGAAAGCAATACTGATAGTGTTGCTTTCTGCCGTAGTGGCCCTTAAAAGTCGATACGACTATCACCTGATGCAGAAAGCATACGAGACACAATCTGAATCAGTGCAGGCACAAATTGAAGGATTGAAAGAGATCCACAAAAAAGAGTTGCGCGAAAAACAGAAACTTATGGAAAGCCACTTGGAATCAATTGCAGAAATTGAAGAGGATTATGAAGACGCTCTTGAGATGATTGATGAGTTGAGAGAGGATAAGAAAGGCAAATATAGAAATAAGTTTAACTCTGATCGCGAACAATTGATCAAAGACATAGAAACCAAATTCGGGATCCAATATGTTCCTTAAACTTCTTTTTATGCTCACAATGAGTGCGAACGCAACAGAGCCATCAAAATTTACAATACTAGAATATAAAGCCCCCGCACCATTCGCGGGAGTTTTGTTTGATGAAAACGCCATGGCCGATGTGCTGAGTCAATATGACATTGCGTTGTATTCATGTGAGATTCAAACAGACTATCAGTTAAAGATTTTGAGAGAAGAATACGAGTTTAAATTAGAAAATTTAAAAATCGAACACAAAGCCTTAACAGATGAGTACGATTTGTTTATAATGCAGAAAGATAAAGAAATACGTGCCCTTGCGAACTCGCTCAAAAAAACATCGCCAAGATATAAATGGATGTGGTTTGCTGGTGGGGTGGTAGCAGGAACAGCGCTGTCGTACGGCGCTTATAAGACTTTCAATGAGTAAAAATTACGATCAAATCGCAGCGATAGAAAAGGCAATTTCTGAGAAATATGGCGAAGAAACTGTTGTTAACCCCAAGGCTAATTGGGACGAGAACAAAGAAAAAGAATATCTCCAACAAATGAAGGAATTGTATGAAAAAACAAGAAGTGTTGAAGAATCACAAGAGAAAATAGACGTAAATGGCATTAAAGTATCAAAAAAACTACTTAATAGAGAACCAATGCAATCTTGCTCAGTTTGCGGGTCTTTTCCCAAAAAATCTATGGACAATGTTTGCATGGTAAAATTTGAATGTTGCGAGAAATGTTACTTTAAACACGTACAGCAGCGAGAAGAACGATGGCTAAAAGGATGGCGCCCAAATGAAAATAACAAAGAATGATATAAGACGAGCAATATTAGAGGCTTTGAATGAAGAGCCTGAAGTTGTACCTGAACCGGAGCCAGAAGGCGGCACCGGAGACATAAACTCAGCCGAACGCAGTCTTGCCGTACAGATATATGAGTGGTTCTTGGGTCTTGCCGCCGAGCCGAATATTGATTTAAATACGTTGCGCAATCCGCTTCAAATAAAATTGAATCAGTTGGCAAAACAAATAAAATCCGCTCAAGCCGACCAAGTCGATTTCAAAAAAGATAGAAGTCGAATCGCTACAGGGCAGGCGCTATCGAAACTTAGGGATGTCACCAAAGGTAAGCCTGTACAAGAAGAGGGCTGCGGCGATCAAATGCATATGCCAGCACAAGAGCCCCAAATGCACCAAGATATCTCCATGCAACATCATCACGGAGATGATGGCGAATCTGAGATGGCCAAGTCGCAATTATATCGCGCTTCACAGTACGCTGGAGAGTTAGAGCAGATGATTCATGATGGCGAACAACTCGATGCGTGGGTACAGGCAAAGATTACGAAAGCATCCGACTACCTTTCCTCGGTCAAACACTATTTACAATACAAGAAGTCTAAAGGAGAACACTAATGGCGACTGTTTACGAAATTATACAAGGTTTATCACAAGCCGCAGCTAACGCATACGACGGAGCTTTAAATGAAGACGGCGAAGCCCTCGAAGCAGGTCTCAAGAGAGAACAAGGTCGACCACTTATTGATAAAAGAGTTATGGACGGATTCAACGTTAGTTTTTATGGCAACATGATGTGTCTTGGTTATCATTCTGAGTTGCAACTTAGAGAAGTTTATGCTAATGGATTTGAATCTGAAGTAGAACAACAGCTTTCTGATATTGCTTCGTTTTTAAAGAAAGAATACAAGAAAATTACCGGAAAATCTGTAACTCTAACTCCCCAAGGCGAATCTGATATTTTTGTTGAAAATTCTTCAAGAATTCGTACGTGGGTTACTGCCAAAATGCACTATAAGATTGGTGGAATCAAAGAATCTGAGGCAATCAATGAACCATCCTCAGACACAATGGACGATAAGTTTAGAAAATTTCTCGAACAAGGTGGTTGGAACGGCAAAGGCGGCACCCGCCCAGATAACGACACGCGCCCTAAAAACTCAGGAGAGTAGAAATGGAACTGTCCCGGGATGACATCTATAGGATCATTATAGAAGAATACATTAGAGAAGAAATTCTTACCGAAGCAATGAGTCCAGAAAAAAGAGATCAGTTGCTACGAAGTATTTATGGTGATAAGAAGTTTTGTGATGTTTTTCCCGAAAGGTGCCGTCCACCCGAAGATGGTCGCGGCGGTGATACCGCTTCAATGCCGAAGCCAAAAAAGAAGCCTGCACCTTTAGCAGCCGCACCAACAATGCCGCTGCCGGATGATTACACCTCAGCAGAGCCTTCTGTGGAAAATCAAATAGTTGGCTTACTTGCACAATTAGAACCAGAAGAAGCAATAAAAATTATTAATAATATTGTCTTTCAAAAATACCCAGAGTACATGCCAGCAGCACCAGACGAACAAGGTCCCGATCCTGACCGTGCAGTTATACTCCCATTCGGAGATCCACGCCGTAAAGCGATCAGAGAAGCTATCCTTGAAATTCTGAGTGAGTATGAAATTGCTGAACAAGCTTCAATTTACCATGACTCCACCGGTGGAGATGATAGCTTAATTACTGACGATGATCTGCATATTTTATCAGACAAAGATTTATTAGATATTGCAGAGAAAGATGGCATCGATATTCATCGGTATACCTTCAATCATGAGCCGGAATTACCATTAGCAGACGAAGAGCGCGCCCGTATTATAGGCGCAATTAAAAATGAATGAGTTTCAAATTAACAAAGAAAGAGATATTAAAAGAAGTAGTTAAGTGCGGAAAAGATCCGTCGTACTTTCTTAAAACGTATGCCCGTATATCTCACCCGATGCACGGGTTGATTCTTTTCAACACCTTTGATTATCAAGATGATTTATTAGACGACTTCAACGACTATCGATTTAATGTGATCAACAAGGGACGTCAGCTTGGCATCTCTACTTTGACCGCTGGCTATATTGTGTGGATGATGTTGTTCCATCGTGACAAATCGATTCTTGTTATGGCAACCAAGTTTGAGACTGCTGGAAACCTTGTTAGAAAAGTTAAGAGCATCATGAAAAACCTTCCAGACTGGATTCGGATTGCTTCTATATCTACTGATAATAGAACATCTTTTGAGTTGTCTAACGGTTCCACAATTAAGGCTGCATCCACATCTGGTGACGCTGGACGTTCAGAAGCACTGTCACTGTTGGTTCTCGATGAGGCCGCTCACATTGATGGGCTTGAAGACTTGTGGACCGGCTTGTATCCCACACTGTCAACCGGTGGTCGCTGTATCGCTATCTCTACACCAAATGGTGTCGGTAATTGGTTTCATAAAACGTGTGTGGGCGCCGAAACTAAAGAGAACAACTTCAAATTAACAACATTGATGTGGGACGTCCACCCTGAACGCGACGAAGAGTGGTTCAAGAAAGAAACCAAGAACATGTCCCGCCGTCAGATTGCCCAAGAATTGGAGTGCAACTTCAATACTTCTGGCGAAACTGTGATCGATCCTGATGCATTAGAATGGATATCTTCAAACATCGCAGAACCAAAATACAGAACAGCTTTTGACAGAAATTTTTGGATTTGGGAAGAATTTGACCCATCACATTCTTATCTTTTAGTTGCAGACGTTGCGAGAGGTGATGGCGCAGATTATTCTACATTCCATATTATAAAATTAGAGACTTTACAGGTAGTCGGGGAGTATCAAGGCAAGCCCACACCTGATCTTTTTGCCAATATGCTAAACCAAATTGT